TATAAGAGACAGGTCCTCATAGTCAGCACTGTTTCGGTAATGACCGTGGTTTATCTCCACCAGCGCGGCCAGCGGTGAATCATCAATGGTAGGATCGTTGTTCTGAGCACCGACAAAGGTGAACGGGATTTCGTCCCAGTAGTCCTTCCCTTTCGGCTTAGGGTGATACTCACTGTCAACGGTATAGGTTCCGCTTGCAGTGCCACCAGCCCGGCGCCATACCCGGCAGATGAAACGCCCTTCTTCCAGCGCCAGCTCGCGGTACTGGATTTCATCCTTGTAAGCGTAACCATCCGGCTCTTCTACGCATTCGCGCAGGACCACCAGCACCAGTTGATCGCGCCCATTGATACGCTTCGTCCGCCAGTTAATGATGTTCTCTGCCGGGTAGCGGAGGATGATCGCCTCATCGGAGGCTTCTGCGTAATCGACATAAAGCCCCTCCCGTGCAACTTCCAGTACGTTCTCAGCCACCAGCTGTGACTGCTGATAGATGCTGGTACCGGCCCCGTCAGCATTGTCCAACAGGTATTTCAGCTTCTCCGGACCGTTGAAGGTGGGATCCTTGCGATACGCCATCCCAAGCATGCCGATCTTCGTATTGCCGGCAATGGCATAGAACACCGCGCGGCTCAGATAGTCCTCATTACGTTTACGGTTGCGCGTGGATTTATCGGTTGGATCGAGATAAGGCAGATATTTATTGCCCGCCGCTTTTACGGCCTCAGCGCCTTTGCAAAAGTCTCTGTATTTCCGCCAGGCAGCAGAAGCCGCCCGGTGTTCTGGTCGAACCCAGGTGATGTCGTCGTTTGCCATATCAGAAAGTGGTGTCCATGGTGATTGAGTATGCCGGTTTCACGATGGGGTAATCCTTCACAATGAAGTACCCACCAGCATCATTGGGGTGATCGTTATCCGCTGATTTATCCGGTTCGCCATTAGCCGCCCAGATTTGCTGCTCGAGGCTCTCGGTGTAGACCGGGCAATTCTGGACGTTCACCAGATAACGGCGCTCGCCGTTGGCGTTACAGAACATGGCGTTCATCGAGTTGATGCGATCCTTAACCGGCGGGTTGGCATCATCAACGATGACGCTGAAGCCGGCATCGTTAAGCTGGGCAATATCCGTCTTGCTGGCGTTCTGTGATTTGCGGGAGTCGCCTGACGCATCCGGGTAGATGTAAATCTCCCGGCTCTTCACATAACGCCCATCCTCATAGCGCCAGAACTCTTCCTGAATGCGCTTAATCATCGCCGGTGTGTCGTAGACCTTCACCAGCTCACGAACAGCGCGCGGCAGGCCATTACGCTTTACGTGAACAATCGCAGCCATTTTTCCCACGTTGAAGTCCATGCCGATAAACAGCGGATCCCCATCCTGAATCTCGTCAGAACAGTTGTTCAGTTTACGGTTAAAGGTGTGATAAATGGTCCCACTGTTGAGGTTAGTGAACTTCCCGCGCAGGTATGCCTGAATCAGTTCATCAGGATAAGAACTCAGCAGCGAGGGAATGTAATCCGGGGGCAGGTTCTTCGCGTTGTCGAACGTGCTGGCCTGTATCAGCCCGTACAGAGCAGAAAGCTCAGGCTTTTCACGCACCGCCTTCACAAACTGCTGGTAGACGAACTTGAAGCCCTCCGGCGTAGTCGTTACATCGATGCCGTTACGCAACCCATCGACCTTGTAACGCATACGGGCGATGATTTTTCGCCAGGCCTGCTGCGCTTTAGCAGCCGCCATGACGTCCAGTTCATCCACCATCGCATTACCGATTTTAAAGCCGACTATCGAGCCGGGCTTTTCCATCGAGCGGCAGATGGTTGTCCCCCGGTACCGTCGGCCCTCATAGAAGTGAACCTCTTTGTTCCCCTGGTTGATTTTGACGTTCAGACCCCAGTCAAAGGCCACCTCTTCAATCGTTGGGTAAAAAATGTCACGTATCTGAGGATAGGTCGGGGCAAAGTAGCCCTGGTTGATTTTGGGAAACTCCCAGAACCCCTTGCATATTCCGCCGCAACCAACCCACGTCTTACCAGATCCAAATCCTGCCACATACGCTTTGAACTTCTGCTGCATAGCCAGAAAACGAGCCTGGGGAACGTTAAGCGTCGGTGCTATCGCCATCCTCTTCCCTCACTCGTGCATCGACTACGTTGATATTGATCTGCACTGGGGTCGGTTCATCATCATCACCATCACCGGCCAGTTCTTTGCGGAGTTTCTCAACCTCCAGCTGCCGGCGGTCGATTTCGATTTGCTGGAGACGTTGAGCGAACTCGCTATCGGCCAGGCCGAGCCGCTTCATTACCGCTTCAAACATTCGCTCACGGCTGATAGCGGTTATCTCGACGCCATTCTTCCCCAGCTTCACACCGGAATAAGCCAGAGCAGCATCAGGGGAAAGTTTCCTTGTGTCAGCGAAGAAAGGCTGGCCAATGCCATCGCCGTTGCAGCGCGGGCATTCTGGGTTTGGTTCTCGGTTGTGGTCGTAACCATATCCGCCAGTATCCTGCGGCAGCCTGGCACCTTCCCTTCCCTCGACTTTTGCCGTTTCCTCATCAAACTCAACTGCATCGCGCCATTGGTAGTGGTGACCGAAGCCCCAGCAGTAACGACACGCGCCGCGGCGATACTGCGAAAGCTGGTTTGCATCGAAGGTGGCAAGCTGCCACATCTGCGCGAGGACTTCATCGGCACCGCCAAGCGTGCGCGCAATGGAGGCTTTCTGCTGTTGTGCAATAGCCTGGGCAACTGAAGTTTTCTGAAGGAGTTGATAACCAATTTGTTCAGCGGATTTTTTGCTGTAACCCGCCCTGATAGCTGCTTGTGTGGCGTTACCATCCTTCAGGTATTCTGCGACAAAACGTCTTTGCTGTGCCGTTAATCCATCATCATCCACCAGCTCTTCTGCGCTTTGCTCTTTCTGCGCATTGCGCACTTTTTTCTGCGCAGTTTTTTGCGCAGTTTGCGCAGAAGGTTTTTTGATATATCGACGGGCGGTAGCGTAATTCAGTCCCTGCGCTTCACACCATTCCTTTGGTGATACGCCGGTTGCGGCATGTTCGGACAGGAACCGTTGCTGAAGCTCGCCCCAGTCCGGTTTTGCCATTACTCACTCCAATAAAAAAGCCACCAGCGGATGCCAGTGGCTTGAAGAGATGTGGTGGCCTGTGCTGCCACGGCGTGCATTACAAATTACACGGCGGGGATTCACCGAAGTGAATCTGGTTTCAGGCTTGCCCGTTTTTCACGGGACGCTTCTATGGCGCGCAGGTCAGCATCCTGCATTCACCACAATTCGACATTATCACAGGCACTCAGTGAATGCCTGCTGTAATGCCTATCCCTTTTAGTGGATAAAGGTTGTCATCCCCTCGTGCTGGTTGAAGTTGTAAAATTTAAATATGCATTTTGTTTGCATTATTTGAGCAAGATGTTAATGTCCCACAGCCTTAGAGCAAGAAGCACAAAAACATAACAAAAGATTCAACTCATAATTGCCCCGTAACTGGGGCTTTTTTTATGATCGAGCTCAACTCAAACCCACCAACTGGTAAGCTTTGGTTCCGATAGGTTGTGGTGCCGGGTGCCTCCCGGTGAGCCTTTTGGTTAACCAACCTTGACCCGCTTGCTCCAGAAATTCACGATGCCCTCATGAAGAAGAGTCGTCAGGTTAATTAGCCCCGCCGCTTAGGGGGATTCACCACGATTAAACAGTAACACATTAATGCTTAGCAAGTGCGGGCCTGTGAGAATTTGCTACGGTTAAAGTCCAGAGGAGAGACTGTGTCAGAGCCTCATGGATGAGGTTCTATTTTGTATCGCAATTCGCCTGCCACGCTTTGTTTAAGGTTCACTTCCGCTCTTGCTCAATCTGCCGTATGCCAGCCAGGTTATTGTTTCCCTTCTCAATCACGGCCAGCAGCGGCTTAATCCAGAGCACAGCCTGGCAGTACGTTATTGAGCTGGTGGCAGCGGTACGATCATCGGCTGCGTCAGGTCTGTCGGAATCGGCGTGCATTGCGCTGGAACGTAAACGGTACGCGTATTCGAGCAACCCACCAGCAATGTCAGCAGGAACAGGCAGATCACAGGTTTTTTCACGGCGGAGAATCTCCCGGTATTCGATTACAGTTTCTTCGGTGCTGGTGTCGATCAGGGAGTTAAGCCTGTTGGCATGTTCTGCAACCTGATTGAACCGATTGAAGTTGAATGACTGTGTGGCGATCACCTGCGCCTGCAAGGAGTTGTCACTTCGCAGAACGTCGTAATCACTCTGAATGCTGCTGGCGTCTGAGCAACTCTTTGTGAGCGCTATAGACAGACCAGCAATAATGACAACGCAGATAAGACCAGAATTAATTTTCATTGGTCCAGCCCCCAGCATGTCAACGCACTTTCCTGATCGCGCCGCTCGACTTGCCCATAGCAGCCATTCTTCTGGCCTTTGGTTAGTCGGCAATCACGGCCGCCGTCTTTAATCCACCAGCGAATAGCTTCACATGCCCCTTTCCGGTCACCAGCATTGATGCGCTTATAGAACGTGGAGGGGAAGCATTTACCCGGTCCGATGTTGTACGGGCAGAAAGAGGCGATCCCGGCTTTCTGCGGTTCGGTTAGCGGCACCTTAATATTGCGATCAACCCACGCAAGCGCCTTATCCCGTTCGATGGCGTTTATCTGGTCGCATTTCGCCTGTGTCAGCTTCATGCCCTGGACCACCGATTTACCATCAACCATTGTGGCGCCCCGGCAAATAGTCCAGATACCACTTCCATCTTTGTACGCCGTGAGGCTGTTACCCTCTTTCTCATTCAGAAACTGATCGAGAATGATGGATGCCGGCGCACCAGTTAGCACCAGCCCCAGAACAGCAGTACTCAATTTTGCTCTGGTTCCCATCACTCACTTTCCTTTTGTAATGCCTCAACGACCACGCTTGCAGCAGCAGGACGCTCGTGAAGGGGTTTATCACCTATGCCTTTCAGGTAGTCATTGACCATTTTTGTCCGCTTCTCATCCTCTCTACGCCTGCGGTTTGCATCCACCCGCCCGTTTATGTAGGAAGCAAGCGAGATAAGCAGACCAGCAGCGCCAAAGAACATGAACACCAGATCCTGAGTGGTAAATCCAATGGCTGACGCCAGAGCTGCTACCCACGCGAAGAACTGCGTGAAAATGTTCCCTGAATCATTCATTTTCATGGTCTCTCACCTCGCTATGTGCGGGTGCTGTGTGGGGAAATAAAAAAGGCCGCCGATTGGCAGCCTTAGAAATGAAAAACCCTGCGGCATTAACCACAGGGTTGAATTTTTATGCTGGCCGAAACGATTGAACGGATTCCCAGCGTTAGAGTTGATGCTAGCCGAAAATTCCGCAGACCTCAACACCTTTTTTCTCTGATATTTGATCTATGTAGAAAATCAGCCTACATCGTAACTGACTTTAAGGCGCTGTCTGCATAACCTTCCTGCCGATGGCACTCCTCCACCAGCAATTCAAACAGCGGTTGCAGGTGATCGTAAGCGGTGGTTTTTTTTACATCCCATACGGTGCGGACGCCCTCCAGCACATTGGAGAATTTTAGCCGGGCGTACCCTCTCCCAGTGCAGCGGTCACACACCTTCATGACCGGCACGCCCTGTTCCTCTGTCTTTTTCTTATCCAGCACCTTCCCTTTCCCGTGGCAGCGACACGCATTGCTGATAACGCCTTTGCCGTTACACGCTTTGCACAGAACGCTCGCTCTCTCCCGAACTGATTTCCACTCCTCCCAGTATGAGGGGTAAACACCCTTAGTAACTTTTGCCCATTTTGGCGGCTTGCCGTCAGGGTATTGGATTTTGTTGGTGAATACCTCGGCTTCGGTAAAGCCGCTACCATCGCAGCAGTCACATCTGCGAACGCTTGCCGCACTACGGGCGTAATCCTGGAATGCAAAAGCACACATAATTTCGAGAACGCGCTGCCGGACTTTTTCATCGAGTTCTTTAACTGATTTAAAGCGTCGGCATAGGTCCAGAGATGATCCATAAAGTGCCTCCATTGCCCGGTCAGGGCTACTGATACCAATTTTTGCAAGGTATAAATCGAACCCAAACCCACACTTGGCGTTAACCAGTCCAAGCGCGGCCATAACATCAGTTCCGGTCAGATTGTCGGTGGCAGTCGCCCTCGAAGAGTCACTGAACATCGGTGATTTTGGCGAGAAATATTTAGCGATTGATTCGAGGTTCATATTGCAGCTCCTGCCAACTGGTTAATGCGAATAAAATTACGAAGGATGCGGTAGTCCACCAGCACCGATCCCGGGCGGCGGTAAATCCGAAGGCGCTGCCAGCGCGCGCGGAGTATCTCAAGCGTTTCTGGCTTCATCTGGCCTCCTCGATGATGATTTGCCCGGTTTCTCCCCAGATTTTGGTAACCCGTCCGTCCCAGACATGGCTATCCTCGTCAAACACTGCATCAAGCAGAGCTTTTTCCAGATTGTCTTTGTCCGGCTTTTGTTGATGAGGACGGCCGACATATTGCGCCCGCTTCGTCTTACTCCAGCTCTTTGGCATGGGGATGACGAACGTGACGTGATACCCGGACTCTGGCAGGCGGATGCCCAGCAACCGGACATGTTCTTTGTATGCCCAGTACGCTGCTGTTGCTGGCCGTTTATGCCATTGGTCGCGCTGAGTCATTCGGGGTTTGCCAATCGGCGTAATTTCGTAAATTTTCATGCGGGCACCACCAGCCCACGGCGGGCAACTTCAATCACTGTCAGAACAATCGCGCGGTCCATAAGCTGCCGACGCTCCTCCCTGTTCAGCTTATTCCCGTTATCAATGCTGTCATGACAGTAAACGCAGAGTGCAGCTGTCGCACAGTCATCGGTTTTTAATCCCATGCCTTTTGACTCATTTCGGTGCGCAACTTGGGTTCCCCAGGCACCACACAAAACACAGCATTCAATCTGCCCGACGGCGGCAAGCCACTTTTTATTACGATAAGTTTTTTGCTTAAGCATCATGCACCCCATACTTAAACGAATAGCCATGGCTGCTACGGTATTTACCGTTGCAACAACGAGGAATGGAACCAGATGGAATGTTTAGCGTGCGCCCAGCCTCAGCCGCGCTACCAAAATGCAAGGTTTCGCCATCACTCAATCGTGTGGCAATAACGGACCTGGAAGAATGATGTTTTGCGCCGGTCTTATTTTTATGTCCTCCTGATGGTTTCTTATACAGGACATCAAACGAGTGACGTATATTTTGCTGACACGTGACCCATTCCAGATTGACGACTCTGTTATCATCTCGAATCCCATTGATGTGATTGACCTGATCACCGTTTCCTCTAGTTGTAGAAAGAAAAACTGAAGCAATAAGTCTGTGCAATTTGGTGCGAGTACTTTCACCATTTTTCACCAAGCTAACTGCGACATAGCCTTTATTACCGTCACGATATGGTTTCAACACCCTCCCCATCACCGTACGCCCACGACAATCAACACGGTCAAGAGAACGAACCCGCCCTAAATCACTAACCTCATAAATGCCTTCATATCCGGGAATGCTTTCCCAATTTTCTTCAATAGCCATGATCACCCCCACATCCGTTGACGAAGTGATCGCGGCGTATGTTCCAGGCGAGCACAAACCGGCAACCGGGCACTGACCGTCCAGGTCAGGAAATCAGGATTGAGGCTTTTTTCGGTTCTGATACCGCGAGCCCGATAAACTGCAATCAGGCTGTCGGCCTGTTCACTGGTGCATTCCGTATGGTGAAAATATGAATACTTCATTCCCGTCACCCCGCGAAGCTCATGAGTTGCGCAGCGGCGTTCTCCGCCTCGCGCTGGTCCCTGAATGCTTTGGATAATATCCAGCGCCAGAGGACATCAAGCGCGGCCTTGTACAGCTGCTGGAACTCAATTTCGTCCATGTTCGCGAATGAGATGCTGCGAGGATGTTTCTGAAGGGTGCCATCCGGAAGCTTTATGGCGTCGTAATGCCCGGCCTGAATCGTCACCCAGGCGCGGTATGCATCGAAGGATTTACAGAGGCTGATCCCGTTCGTGACGCGGCGACTCGTAACCTGCTCAAGATAGTGCTCAGCGGCATCCAGTAGTGCGCCTTCGTTGCCGCCGTAGGTAGCCAGGAATTTAGCGTAGCCGGTTACCAGCTTGCGCTCATTGGAGGATATCGCGCCGCCGGTTGGCTCCCAGTATTCGAAGCCCAGATTCAGCAGAGCGAAAAAGCGTCGGTGAAACGCTGGATTGCGCACCTGTTTAAAGTCGGCCACCAGCACAGCGCCGAGCTTAATTTTTGATTGCAGTAAATGGCTGGTCTCCGGCGTAGCCGGGATCAGGATCCCTGAGGACTGCTTAATGAGTTGTAACTGCGCCATGGTGTTCACTCCGTGGCGCATCAATGTCAGGTTGCTGGTTGTTCAGGCCAGCTCAAGAATTATGATTGTGTACGTAGTGACAAGTCAATTTTTAGAAGCCATTTCCCTTACAACTTCCATTATAGTTTCCTTCGACCAGTATCGATCGTCACTGCTTAGTTTTCTATGAGTTATGGAACTGTCGTTGCTGGAAATTATATACCTCTCTTCCGCCCTCATACTGAATGTCAGCAGCTCTTTTCCTTTCCCATCGGTTATGGTCACTCGTAGATCTGACTGAGCTACACCCTCCACGAAATCCCCCTGAGCGACATACAGACGCGATTAGAAATTGTCGGCAGCAGCATCAAAGGGATTCGCAAATTGCGGTATTCTGAAAATGCGCGCTACCCCTGTATGCAATCTTAATAAAACCAGTCGTCAGCACTTTCCCAGGTTTCCTGAAGGATCCCCTCGACCGTCTTCTTTGCGTCCTTCTCACCGCCATAAACACTTAACCCATCAGTACCTGCGCGTCGGATAACCAGGCTGCAATTATCAAACCGGTTATGTAGTCGTTTCAGCAATTCTTTCTCAAGCGACGGCACAGCTCCATCTGGAAGTTTCTTAGTTCGATCAATGGTTAATTCAACTTTCATAGTAGCCTCCTTTGCAAATACTGTATTTTTATACAGTAAACCCGCAGAGCAAAATGATCAACGCCTTATGAGCACAAATTGTTAAGAATCAACTTTTAGGAATTTGACGACAATGAAATATATGATTCATAAATCAATAACATACAGCTTTGGCGGGGTGAGTATGACTTAAGTCTGTGTAAATAAACACTTCCTTATGGAACGCATATTGATTAAAATCCGCGCGCTATACAGGGCCTTCAGACATGAATTTGTGATTTGAAGTAAAAAATCAAGCTAAAGTTGATGGCTTTTCCTCCGATAAAGATATAAAAATTAATTTACATTTATCGTAGTGATGACCAATCAAAGAGTTTGGCATCTAAACTGAAGTTCAGGGAAAACTAAATCAGCTACTTAGCTGCATTTGATATTAGGAACTGTATGTTTGCACAGCGAAAACAACTTTACACGCAGTTAGAAGAAATGCGTGGCTCAAAAGTAATTACCTATGTTACGGGTGATAGACAAGGCTTAGGGTCGCAGATTTCATCCGATGCTTTTGATCTCTTCGCTAACCATTTAGATGAAATCGGTGACACACAAAAAATCACTCTTTTTATCTATACTTGTGGTGGCGACATTTTAGCAGCCTGGAGTATTGTGAACCTGCTTCGCCAGTTCTGTAAGGAACTCGAAGTTGTTATACCGGCAAAATGTTTAAGCGCTGGCACGCTAATGTCACTTGGCGCCAATAACATCGTTATGACTAAGCAAGCCACTATCGGTCCGATCGATCCAAGTGTTAACGGGCCTCTGAACCCACAAGTAAATTTCAATGGTCAGATACAACCGTGGGCAGTCAGCGTTGAAGAAATCAAGGGTTATATTGCTGTAGCAAAAGAAGAATTCGGAATTACGGATGATGCAGGTCTAGCTAAGATTTTGCACGCTCTTAGCGAGAAAATTCATCCATTAGTACTTGGACGTGTCTACAGAACTAAAGCGCAGATACAAATGTTAGCCAGAAAATTACTTGTTAATCAGATGGATAACGCTGAAAACGTGGATAAGATAATCAGTTTCCTTTGTAGTGAATCTGGAAGCCATGATTACACCATTAATAGACTAGAAGCGATGGAGCTCGGGTTGAAAATTGAGAAACCCGATCAAGAACTCTACCGCATTATTAAAGATATTTATGATGATATCAAGGAAGAGCTCCAACTTGGACAACCCTTTGATGCGAATGCAGTTTTAGGTGTCTCTAACGCTCAAAAATATGATGCTGTGAGATGCTTAGTGGAAGCACCAGATACGTTTTCATATCAGTTTAGGACTGAAATACAGTTAAATCGCAACGCAGTTGTTGTTCCTAATGGTACTCAACAACTAACCGTCAATAGCACTATTTTGAAAGAAGGGTGGAATAAATATGACCAATAATGGAAGCACTGCTACACAGTACTTGGCGTACAATCAAGGCGCTACAACTACTAACCAGTATGCTGGCTTTCGTACCTCTACTCCCAACTCAGCGGGCTCACAGTCAGTTAATGGTCAACAAACAACTCAGTATGTAACTACAACGACCAAAACCCTTGGTTGATTTTCGTAGTAATGAGAGATAAAAGCCTGCTAAGCAGGCTTTTATCGTTTTAAGCTACTCTCTCAAAAGCACGACACATTTCAGGTAAATTTGCTTTTACTAACGCCTCAGCAAATGGTGGCGGTACCGCGTTACCGCAGCGGGCCACCTGCTTATCCTTCGCGTACTTCACGCCGCGGAAATCCCTGTCGATGATGTACCACTCCGGGAAGCCCTGCGCCCGGTATAGATCATGCGGTGGTTGCAGCATGCACATGCCAATATCGACTATGCGATATACCAGGACTTTGATAAGCAGTTAGAGTCGCAGTGTTTGCGCAGAAATTCTTAGTCCTGCTGTGGACGCTGCTCGTTGTCCCCATACATAGCCGACAATGATTTCCCTTCACCGTCTTGCGCCCCGCCTGCGGTACAATCGGCATTCGCTGGAAGATGCACTGCCCTTACCGGCAGGTCAAAAGTAGTTTCTCCAGATGAGATGTGATCGATGCGTGGCGATTGTTGAATGACATTCTTTTGGCTAATTATCAACAGACTTTCATAGAGAATGAAAACTTTGAATTACACGACTCAAAGATCTTGGAAAAGGGGGTTAACGGTTAAGGATGTTAACTATATGTTACACGCAACTTAAAAATAAACACCAGTAGTTGACGATTCTTACGCAGATTGCGCGATATCATGTTGCGCAATTCTGACCTTTCATTGAAGAAATCATCACTCGATCAAATTTTGAATTTTTTTTCTTAATTATTGACATGTCTTCCAGGCCTTACGGTACGAGGACTTAGCCTTTTTTACTCTTTTACAACCTCAATTTAACGTCAAAATCAACCCTTGTGCTGAAAAGATTCCTTACTAGAATACTCATCATATAGCGCAATTATTTTTTGCAAGCCCTATATATAGTATTTAAACATTTAAATTTTTACGGCCTGCCGGAAATGAAAAAACCCGGCTGATTAGACCGGGTTCTTCAATCGGTAACTGGAGGTGAGAACTCCACTTACCGTGCCAAATGTATCTGGCGACTGAAGTTAGCTTAAACAAATGAACTGAATTCTTCAAGCGAGGGGACGGAACAAGAACGCTTCCGGACACTTTAGATAACCTTGAAGATTGATATGCAACTAAAATTTTTTGCCAGGGTTTTTGGTGATTCTTGAACCCCACCCAACCCAAAATCGTGCTGAATGTATCTGGCGACTACTGATACAGCAACTGCAAAGGCAAGCCCAGGGGTATTTGCGGCGAGGCGCGATGAACAAAGAGGAAGCTGCATAGCATTGCTCCTGTTGATCTTAAAACTCGCGCCCCCGGTGACGGCCATCATTACGGCCCTGCGGGGATACTTCAAAGACCGCTAACCCTAAGCCTAGGAGGCTATTATGGTTGCATTGCTGTTGAAAATCGTACCGCCGATGTTCGTGATCATTAACGCGATCATTGAGTACGTAAACCAGCGTCCTTAAGCCTGGTTTTGAAAAGGCCCGGAGTAGTGGGCCTTATTAACTTCGTTACAGCAGCTCATCTGGGATTGGTTTCACACCTGAGCTTTCAATGAACTGGATTATCTCCTGCCCAGTTGTGCTACGACCAATGGCTACCGCGTAGACGTGCCCGTTATGCTGAATATGGTCAACCTCAAAGGTTTTGAGGGGAGTGCCATTGTTTACACAACCAGCAGCCTGAACGGTAACTTCTCCTACAAGCAACTTTTGTTTGGGATAATCGTCCATCTTGATCTTCCCATCGAGACCGCGACCAATCAATAGATATTCAACTTTCACCTAGCATCCTCCTGCTTCTGATAACCGGTTCGTTGCCTTTCGGCAAAATGATAGAACGTTCCCGATAATATCTTAGACACTCAATAAAATACTCTCGGTACTGCTCAGGTTGTTCTCAGGCCATCTGCTCCGCGATGACGGGTATATTCAAACACTCTTTGTAAACAACGCTGAGGCGGAAAGATCAACGTTAACCTTATCGCGATCTTCCTGCGGCTTTGCAGCAATATTCCATTCAGACATCAGTCAGCAGTCCTCCCTCTCTTCTTTCTGGTCTCATAAGGAGATCTAAAACCATCAACAGATTCAACCTCTCCAGCATCAAACCGTTTCGCATTTGCAATTTGTGATTTCCTCCAGAACTTTTTATGTCTTTTCATTGAAGCTTTATATTTTTCTGCTGGAGTCATTTCTTCGTTAGACATAAAACCCCCTCGGTTATTTGAGGGGATTATAGATCACTTCTGCTGCGGTGATGCCGCTATCATCCGGCGATACACATCGTAAGTTCCGAATTGTTCATCACCAGCCTCAAGAATTTCATGGGTGGGTTCTTCTGGCACCATCACCCAACCATCCGGAATCACCGGAGAGTTGCCGCTCACAGCCTCCTGAAAGCGTCCAAGCTCCACGTACTCCTGACATGACCAACCGCCATCAATGAAATCGCGAGCTTCAACAGCGTCGAATGTGAATGATGTTTCGCTGCCGGTTGGCGAGGTTAAGCCGTACAGGTCTGCTACCGGCTTAAACTGCGTGACCAGAATATTTTCCGTAATATTTTGTTGTGAGTTTTGTTGTCGATTGGCAGCTCGCTCAGCCTTCAACGACAGAGCAAGATACTGCTCCATCGACGTTTTGGCTCCGGCAATAATCTCGTCCAGCACATCATCAGTCAGGTCTTTATCTGTCATCATCGCAGTATATCCTCCACGCCAATCAACCCCTTCCTGCTCAAGTAGTCCATTGCATCGCTTTGTAACTTACTATCAGGATTGGCCTTTCTGAGTGAATGGGCTAAACGCTTAACCCACATGACCAACTCGCCCACGCTTTTGGTATCCTCATTAGTGAGGGCACCATCGGCACCCTGAAGAATGGCGGTGACAGCGTTGATAGCCTCAACTTGAGGCATCTCCATCATGCGATGATCGCTCGTTACTATGAATGGCGCAGAGTGCTTAAGCATGGCGGCGCGGTGGGCTTTCCAGCCGCCACGGAAAGTGTCGTCAAAGTCGTCATCTTCCATGAACCGACGCTTATACTCTTCTCGTGTCAGCTCGTCCGGCACAAATACTGGCACTGGCTGAGCGGTGTAAACAGGCATAACGTCGCTTTGCCCTTTATTGCTCTCGTCAGTCAAAGACCAGAACAGCCTGCCTGCCGGATGCTTGAAGATGTACGCCACCGGCTCCGCTTCGAGCGTTGACAGCGCTAGCTTCATCGCAGCAAGCGCCATCGCCGCATCTTCGTTTACTGCGCCGGGCACAGCATCGCGCTCTTCTTCAAGCTCTGCGATAGTCTGATTTAGCCATTCTTTTAGGGGAGTATTCATCATTTCAAACCCTCCAACATTGGCAGCCGGTACGCAGCTACCGCTTTGTATTCTTCTCCCGGTGATTCTGCCATTTCGTTGAGGGCGCTAATTTCTGAGACTAAGGCGTCCTCGCCATAAGCAACGCAGAACTCATCTAAATGCGCCTCACCTTCAGAATCAGCTATGGCATACAGGAATGGCTCGGCCTTCAACACTGCCTGCGCGATTTTAGCCAAGCATTTATCCATCTGCGCCAGCTTGCTCTCAGGGAATCCGGCAACCATAGCGAGTCGCATTTCTGTGCGCGCAATCAACTGCTCTTTGGTGAATTCTTTGGTAATTGTGCTCATGCAGCCGCCTTGTTGTGTGAAAAACGTTTCAGGTCAAAGTCGATAGTTGCCCGCTGGTCACGGAAAATTCCGCAGCGCCCGTGGCGAACTAGACCACCCTGCTCTACCGCTACGCGGAGATATTTCTCCGCCGTGGTCCGGTGCAGGCCGAACATCGCAACGACGTCATTCGTGGTGATGCGCCCCTGCTCCTTCACCAGTTCGATAATTCGGTTGATGATCAGAGCGCGTTCTTTGTCGGTTTTCTTTCTGGCCATCGGTTATTCCCTCCCTGTCAGCTGATGCACGAGATTTCTGTGGCGACCAATAACACGAACCGCGTCACGCAGTTTGGTCAGTTGCTCCAGCTTGTTTCTGGTGCGGCGGATTTCGCGAGAAATGTCCCTCACCGCTGGTACAGCTTCGACTGCGGCGCGCCCTTCGGTGAACGAGGGGATTTCACTCACGATCTGTTCGACTGGTTTTGCTTCTTCCGGCGCGGCAGGTGCCTCCGGTACCGGTTCTTGCTTAACGGGTTCTGTAACAACAGCAAGGGACCAGGTAACGCCTTTACCCTTCCCGTTCTTCACCACAACGCCCTGGCGCTCCAGCGCGCGAAGAACAGAGACCATTCCGCGGGCATTGCGATTGACGGCCGCAGCCAGCGAAACTGTCGTCATTGCCCCCTGCTCACGCAGCTGCTGTCGGACGACATTAGGATCAACGGGTTCCGGCTCCTCACCTTTCAGACGCGGGGCCTGATGAACAGGTGCCTTTGGCGTTGACTGCTGAGACTGACCTTTCACAGTACCGAGGAACCAGCCGCCGTCTCCAAAATCGCATAACCCCTGATCACGCTGCTCACGTAACATGGTGAGCGCATCAACCGGGTCGATTTCAAGACGGTCAGCAACTTCGCGGTATGTCGCCCGCCCCATTTTTTCCAGTACCTGAATTACGGTTTCCATGTGATTTCCTCTCAAATCAGTCCAGCGTCTTTCCGCTGTTTGTATTTCGCCATCAGCATCTGCGCCGGAGTCGGGCCTCGATCCTGATCTGGTGCGGTTAGTGCCCGGCGTACTGGTGGAACAGGTTTCCCATCGAGAACACGCATTTCCCAGTCGTGGAGTAGATCGCCAGCAACGCGAACAAGTTCTTTCTCGCTGAGCTGACCGTCAGTACCGCGTCTGCGCAGTTCAAGGCAAATGTGATAGAGCACGGGCTGGCTCCACGGGTATTGCTCACTGGTCGGGTAGCGAAAAACCAGCTTTCGCCAGCGCCAGTATTCGGACATGACATCGTCAACCGTGATACCGAGAGCGCCATGACCTTCCCGACACCATGCGATGAACTGACCAGGCGACGGCAGGAACGGGCGTTCCTGGCGACGTGCAATGCGCAGCCCGGCGTTTACCTGTTCCATGGTGGTGATCCCATTTTCACGAAATGCCTGAGCCCACTGGCGGCGCAGTTCGTCAAACTCAGACTGGTCGCTGAAGCTATGCACGCTGGCCGGGAATGTTGCACGCAAGGCGCTAAACAGCGCGTTGAAGATTTCAGCGGTCTGCTCGGCGGGCGTGTCCTGCGCATCCGGCAATTCAGGCATGCCGCGTGCTATGCGCGCTAAATTTTCACGGTCTATGCTGACCATCTGCTCAGAAAGACTTTTCATCGAACACCCCGTTAATCCAGTCTGTGTTGTTGAAATCGACCTTGCCCTTCGCAGTGGTCTTCGTTGGCTGTCCACCGCTGCGCAGGCGCTTGGTAGTTAGGTCGTCCCACTTCCTGCGCAGGCTTGACGGGCTCAGGATGTTGTCTTTCCAGAAATCATCCTTGTTGGCCCACTTGAACAGATCGCAAATCTCGAGGTGCGTACGTTTGTCCTGGACGCGCATCAGGCGGATTGTGTTAGCCCATTCGACCCATTTCGGTTCGCTCAGGCTGGCATTGACCGTCAGGCGCAGGGAGTGTATCCAGCGAGCGGCTTTGAGATCGTCAGCAGTACCCCATGATTTTCCTGCCGGGGTGTAGATTCCGTCGGCAGCTTCAGGGTGACGAGAGAGGAATTTTTGAGTCGCCTCGTTTCGGGATTCTTCAGAATTCCGAGACGAAGAGATCTTATTATTTATATTGTTGTTATTATATTGTTGTTCATGATGCGCGGGGAATTGCGCGGTCTTATGCGCGGGTAAATGCGCGGCATGACCCTCGCAAGCCGCGCCACTACTGGCTTCGTCATGCGCGGTGATATGCTCGCCGTTATGCGCGGGGAATTGCGCGGGTAAATAGTCTATTTTTTGAGCATATTGCTCATAATTTGTGATGGTTATCACAGTGCCTTTTCGCTTCTCTCCAGAACGAGAAATCATTCCTTCGCGTTCGAAAACATCAAGCATCCTGTCCACGGCGTGACGACTACTCGGCTTCCCTTCCCGGTCGCATAATTTCAGCCCCAAATCGGCCGTTGTGGTTACCAGTTGTCCGGTTTGTAAGGGCCATTGACGGCCTTTAAAGTTCGCCGTGTAGGGCTGACGTGCAGCACCCAAAAGAAGGTTCTCCCACAACGTGCGCAGGAACACATCTTTCGCCCAGGGCTTCTTCAGTACGCTCCGGTACAACGGGATGAATCCGGTCTTCTGGTTCTCCATCCGGTTGCTCCTGATGGCACTACGTGCCGCAAAATCGGCATAAGCGACATTTGACATGCTATGCCCCTTTAGCCTGGTGTTTAGTACATGCGTTTGTCATAATGACCTCGCAATTACGTCCCGTTTTTGCACCCGAAAGCCGTTGGTGCCCCCTCACCGCGGCTTTCACCCTTTTAGAACAGCCCCTGCTGCTTACCGCGCTTGATGCGCTTCGACTCAAACCGATCTGCCGGCACTGTCTGTTTTTCTGCCCATAACTTCGCGTGACGCAAAACATCATCGAAAATTCTCCCCTTACGACTTGCCTGAGACATTCGCTTGTACATATCGACGGCCTGAAATGCCCCCCCCTGCGCCACAGCTGCGGTGAAGCCCTGCCGGATAAGTTCTTCGCGAACGTGCTTTTCAATAAATTCGACATGATTCACTGCACACCTCACATGACGCCCGGGCCCATGACTGCGAGACCACTCAGAACCTGAACAACAGCCTCCCCAGGCAGAAGCGCCAGCAGGTGTTCAATGCCCTCCCTCACCTCTTTCACCAGCTGGTGCTGCGGCGCCCTCAGAATCACCGCGCGTTTCGCTTCGCCGATCTCCTTCTCCATCGCTGCATAGCGCGTCATAAAGCAGTCCTGAGGTACCAGGCGGCCACGGAACTCAAGCGGTAGAACGGCGATGATCGCGGGCGACAGCTGGCTGATGTTTTTGCGCGCATACTCCGTATCACCATCGAGCCAGCGGAAGAGTTTCTGACGCTTACGGCTCAGGTCTTCGGGAAATTCCAGCCCGGCGCCGCCCTGTCGTTCCCACTCCTCAACGATGATCCCGGCAACGACATCCTGGTTATCCAGTGACGCAGCCCAGGCACGAACGGCGTCGCGGATCTGTTCGTGCTTATCTGCCGCGCCTGGCTGATTGCGATTTATCATCGCCCCCCGGATGTAATCCGGTATTTTGTTGATATGAAATGGAGTGCATGGTCAGGACTCCTGATGTGGAAGGCCGTCTGTAGGGTTGGGATAGATATCACCGCGCATCTGATGTGGGGTGACCTTCCATCCGAGAGCCTCACACACTGGAATTACGCGATGTGCGGGAGTCTCGCTATTCAGCCAAAGGCTAACTGTTTGCGGAGTTGTTCCGAGTCGTTTAGCCAGCTCGGTCTGGCTCATGATTGAGCAGATAATGGTTTTAAGATTCGAATTCATAGAGCCTCCTTGGAAATACAAGAAAACATTACATCACCGAATCACCTTTAACAAGTTTTTCTTGTGTCAATCTTGCAATGTCTTCTACAAGCGAGGCTTGTAAAATGATAATTATGAAAACAGAACAGCATGAAAACTTTGTCCGCAGGCTTCAGCTCATCCAGGATCAAACTGGCTGGAACCTATCTGAGATTGCCAGGAGAGTTACTGTTTCTCCCCAGGCTGTTCAACAATGGGCTAAAGGTGAGACAACTCCTCGTGGTGAGCGCCTTAAAAGACTTGCAGCTGTAACTGGTAAACCTGAGCATTGGTTTTTCATGCCGCCAGACGAAGATGGTGAGAATGATTTTTTACAGACAGAACCTGTAGCGCCAGGGCGGAATGAGTTAGATGACAAAGAGAAAGCCCTTTTAGCTCTCTTCAATCAGATGCCAGAAGCCGAGAAGAACAGGCTTATAGTCCACGCAAAAGCCACTTTAAAAGAACTCGATCTCCTAAAGGATGACGTTCTCAGCATCATCAAAAATATTAACGATTAAATTCATATAATTAGCAGCTATTCATCTCGAATAGCTGCTTTCCCACGCCCTCAATAACAACTTTTTCTTGTATTTTTTCTTGTAAAAAGCAAATTTACCTTGTAACTTTAAGCCATCGACAACAAGCGCATCGTTGTCAGGTGATAAACGTTCCGCTGGCCGGCGACAAGGCAAAGAGGATGAGATGATTGATTTTGCACGCAAACCAGCACAGCAGCAGGCCGTTCGCCTCAACTGGATTACAGTCAGAATCCGCCAGCTTTGTTACTTACTGGCTCAAAAGGGTACTCCGTAATGAACACTTTATTCGCACTGGTTCTGACAGTTATCTCCATTAACGGTGAATCGCAGGATGTCGTTATCGATGTTTATGACAACCAGCAACAGTGCCAGGCAGCTGCTGTTGAGCAAAACGTGAATGGTGAGTGCTGGCCTGTCGAGGGAATTATTCGTAACGGCGAGATCCCGGCAAGCCTGTAAGGAGCGGAAATGAAGAAAGAATGCGGATACTGCCGCAAGCCTTTTGAAGCGGGGAAAGAAGTTAAACGCACCTTGCTTTATTTTTGTGGCAATAATCTTGCCCGTAAAGAAAAAGAGTATTGCTCAAAACAGTGTGCTGAAAAAGACCAGATGGCGCACGAAGCGTAATTAGCAGTCCTGTAATTTGAAATAAAAATTCGCCATTTATTTGGCGTGGATTCTTACATCCTGAATAAACCAAAAGGAACATTTTATGGAAATCGTAAAAGTCGAATTAAATCTGAAAGCAATTAACAAAAGCATCGCTTTATTCAACTGCGACAAGAAAGTATCTGGCCTGATTCATACCACTGAAAACGGTGAAACCACCGTCGTACTTGATGGGGGTTATGTTCTTGACTCGTTCGACTGTCCGCACTGCGCTATCGAGGCTATCAGCCTGTTGGCCGTGAAAATTAACGATGGTGAAAGGAGCGGGCACGGCAGCTATCGCCAGCACAAGCGCAACTTCATGGAGCGTGCATTCATCACTGTTCATTAAAAAGCCCACCGAAGTGGGCCTGCCTGTCCGGTCTCACCGACCAAAGCGAACCGGACATCCCCAGGTAAATACGAGGTGTCTTTCAGGCACCTCCAGTCTACACGATAAGAGGATTATGTGTCATGACTAACACGAACCCAGTATTTCTTGTTCGAAGAGCAAAAAAACAGTCTGGTCAGCCTGATGCGGTTTTATGGTGCAGCGAGGACTTTGAAACCGCTAATGCCACCCTGGATTATTTACTGCTTAAGTCCGGCCGCAAATTTAAAGACTATTACAAAGCGGTCGCAACTAATTTCCCTGTTGTAAACGAACTTCCACCGGAAGGCGAAATCAGTTTTACTTTCTGTGATTATTATCAGCTCGATAAAGGCAAAATGAACTGGGAGCAGATCCCTGGGGTTTCTCTGCCCGAGCATCCTGCAACACAAAAAGCGGAAATGGCCGAAGCCACGGTCGTTAATGGCGTTGACACGTCTACTGGTGAAATCGTCGACGAACAGGCTTTTAACGAGGCTGATGCAGTTCCTCCGACCAATTCTGATCTGAAGATTGACGAAGGCGACGACGAAAACACGCGCTACCCAATCGTGCAGATGTCGTTCCGTAAGCAGCTGCTGTCGCAGCTTACGTCGGATGAACTTCGCTACCATCTCACGCAGGCGGAGTATCAGGAAATAAGCACGCTGGAAATGGACACTGATAACGGGTACGTCCAGAACCTGCTGCTGGCAGCCGCAAGCGTAGAAAAGATCCAGACTCTGGATATGCCATTTCTGTGGAAATACACCAGAGCCGTCAGAGACGTTTTCGATATGGAGAAACGTCACGAGCTCTCACTGATTTTGAAGTTCACGCAAGTTTGGGCAGAAACATCACATCTCGATCGCGGAATTTTGACAAAAGAATGGGCCAAAGGTAACCGCATCAGCGCTGTGCAGCGTACTGACTCGGGTACTAATGCCGACGGGGGTTATAAAACGGATCGCGGCGAGGGAGTGCACCATACGCTTGATTCCCTTGATCTTGAAATTGCCTGTGCCCTGCTTCCCATGGATTTCAACCCACACGAAATCCCAGGCAGCGTGCTGCGCCGCGCGAAGGAGATCGTCGCTAAAAAAGAGGAACCGTGGAAATCGTGGAGCAACATCCTGCGTAATCAACCGGGGATACTGGCAGTGAACCGAACAGCAATCTTCAATCTCGTGCGTATCGCTCCTGAGAACATCCACAAGACCCCTGCTGCTCATCTGGAATTTGTTAATCGAACAATGACCACAAATTTCAACTCCACGACCGAGTTAATGCCGCTGCCTTCTGCCGCCCCAGTTATTTCCCGTGAAGACGTGGACAAGCAGCTGGCAGCAGGACGTGGAGAATTTGTCGAGGGTATTAGCGACCCAACAGATCCGAAATGGGAAACAACCCACCGTATGGCCACCACTACTCACGAAGAAAATTTACAGCGGATTCGTGAAGAAGGTGCGCGCCGCCGCGCTGAGGAAGTGAAAGAGCAGCCGGAAATCACAAGTATGGGCAACGGCATGTTTTCCATTGAAGGCCTGCTCAACCAGAGCGCCTCAAATGAAGTAGAAAAAACGGAAGTGGAGACCACCAGCAATGTGCAGGTTCAAGAGAATAACAGTAATGAAGAACCGACTTGTGATGCGCTGTCACCGGACAAAGTCGTATTGCAGCCAGGTAAAAGCAGTGCTGACACTGGTGAGGAACCAGCTACCGTAGAGTCGTCTGCCGCTGAGATTCTGGCCACCAGCGCGCCGAGTCTCGCCAGCCAGGATCGGGCTGATGCAACCCAAATTCCTGATTTAGTGGACCAGAACGAGCCAGAATCTGCACAAAACGAACCAGAAGTGCATCAGGATGAACCAGCTGTTGAATACCCTGCTTATTTCGAGCCTGGTCGTTATGAAGGTTTACCAAATAACGTTTATCACGCAGCGAACGGGATCAGCAGCACGCAGGTAAAAGACGCCCGCGTCAGCCTGATGTACTTCAATGCGCGCCACGTTGAAAAAACCATCGTCAAAGAGCGCTCCGCTGTTCTGGACATGGGCAACTTAGTGCATGCGCTGGCGTTGCAGCCTGAACAGCTGGATGCAGAGTTCAGCATTGAACCGGTTATCCCTGAAAGCGCATTCACCACCACGGCGACACTGCGCACCTTTATCGATGAGTACAACGCCAGCCTGCCGGCGCTGCTGTCTGCCGACGACATCAAGGTGTTACTGGAAGAGTACAACGCCACCCTGCCCGCTCAGGTGCCGCTGGGCGCTAGCCTGGAAGAAACAGCGCAGAACTATATGACGCTGCCAGCTGACTTCCAGCGTATCGATGCAGACCAGAAGCAGACGGCAACGGCAATGAAGGCATGCATCAAAGAGTACAACGCCACCCTGCCGCCGCAGGTGAAAACCAGCGGTAGCCGCGACGCGCTTCTCGAACAACTGGGGATTATCAATCCTGACCTTGTCGCTCAGGAAGCGCAGAAGCCACAACCGCTGAAAGTCTCTGGCACGAAGGCTGATCTGATTCAGGCCGTGAAGACAGTAAAACCAGATGCCGTGTTTGCCGACGAGCTGTTGGATGCCTGGCGCGATAACCCGGAGGGGAAAGTGCTGGTCACCCGTCAGCAGCTGAGCACCGCATTGAATATTCAAAAAGCGCTTCTTGCTCACCCGACCGCCAGCATGCTGCTGACCCACCCGAGCCGCGCCGTCGAGGTGAGTTACTTCGGCTTTGACGAGGAGACGGGCCTGGAAGTTCGTGTGCGCCCGGACCTCGAGATCGACCTGGACGGTGTACGTATCGGCGCAGACCTGAAAACTATCAGCATGTGGAACGTAAAGCAGGAAAGCCTGCGCGCCAGACTGCACCGGGAAATCATTGACCGCGACTATCACCTGAGCGCGGCCATGTATTGCGAAACCGCGGCGCTGGACCAGTTCTTTTGGATATTCGTCAACAAAGACGAGAACTACCACTGGATCGCCATCATCGAGGCATCCGCAGACCTGCTGGAACTGGGCATGCTCGAGTACCGCAAAATGATGCGCGCTATCGCTACCGGCTTCGACACTGGGGAATGGCCAGCTCCGATCATCGATGATTACACCGACGAACTTAACGATTTCGACCTGCGCCGCCTCGAAGCGCTGCGTACTCAGGCATAAGGGGGATATATGCAAAATACCATCGTTACCGTTGCTGATCAGAACACCGTTATCAATTCCAACGTGGCACTATTCGATTCTCAATACCTGAACGCCATCAGCACTTTTGCGCAGATTATGGCTCAGGGCACCGCGACAGTTCCTAAGCATCTTCAGGGCAATCAGGCCGATTGCATGGCCGTAGCGATGCAGGCCGCACAATGGCAGATGAATCCCTTTGCTGTGGCACAGAAGACGCACCTGATTAATGGTGTGCTCGGGTACGAAGCGCAGCTGGTCAATGCCGTCATATCGCGTAGCGGCGTGCTTGCCAGCCGCTTTGAATATGAGTGGTACGGGCCATGGGAAAAAGTTGTTGGAAAATTCCATATTCGTAAAGGCGAAAAAGGCGAGTACCGGGTCCCGGGCTGGACCCTGGCTGACGAAGCCGGGATCGGCATTATTATTCGCGCAACCCTGAAGGGTGAAGATCAGCCGAGAGAACTCGATTTACTGCTGGCCCAGGCACGCACCCGTAACTCAACGCTCTGGGCTGACGACCCGCGCCAGCAGCTTGCATATCTCGCAGTGAAGCGCTGGGCCCGCCTGTTCTGCCCGGATGTAATTCTGGGCGTTTATACCCCGGACGAGCTGGATGATCGGCGTGAAGAACGGGAGGTAAATCCTGCCCCTGCGCAGCACATAAGTTTGACTGAAATTGCTGATGACAACGTATCTACCACACAGAACGCGCAACAGTCCTCAGTGAAAATCGACACTTTGGCTGATGAATACCGTAAACGGATTGATTCTGCTGAAACTCTGGACGATGCCACTACCGTCGGAAACGACATCAATGCTTCTAAATCCGTACTGGGTGCAGCATTGCACACTGAACTGAAAAACAAAGCTACGCGCCGGTACCACTTTGTGAATGCGAAAAACAAAGTTGATACAGCTATCAACGCTCTTCCACAACCGGGAGTGGAAGGTGCGGGAGAACGCTTCGAGGAAGTTGAGAAGATGCTCCTGGCGGCTAAACGGCACTTGGGTGATGAATTGCACGATAAGTACCGCATCACCCTCGATGATATGAAACCGGAATATGTTGGCTAAGGGAGGCGGGAGGGTTAGCCCTCCCGGTAACGATATGCAACTGATTAACCGAAGCAAACAATCGCCACTTGCACGCCGGGCATGTGAAGCAGCACTGGCGAAGCATGTGGAAATTTACGGGGAATTCGGAAGGCAGAAGACCAAGACCACCTACACCGTAGTGGTGGATGGAATAAAGATAACCGTGGAAGTTGTTAACCGCCGGGCCAGCTACGTCGCGACAGCCATGAACAGTGCGCGCCGGCTGCGCAATCTTCCCGGGCAGGTTGCCTGATATCGATTTATCAACGTCATCACACCGGCACATTTATACTCGTGCCGGTTACCTGAGGTGAACTATGGCACAGGTAATTTTTAATGAAGAGTGGATGGTTGAGGCTAAACTCATCGAAAAAACAGGACTCTCCAGCGGGCAGATTAAAAGCTACCGCCTTAAGTCCTGGGTGAACGGCGTCCATTTTAAATACGTTACCGCAGATGGCAGAACTGAATCTGAAAAAGGGCTTGCCTGGTACAACTACCCCAAAATTAACCATTTCATTAAGGATGCGTAATGGCAGGCTTACCTACCGGCGTGGAAATTCATAACGGTAAACTGAGGATATCATTCAAATACAAAAACGTTCGCTGTAGAGAGGTTTTGCGAGGGTGGATAGTTAATAGTTCCAACATCAAAAAAGCGGGAAATTTGAGAGCATTGATATGTGCTGAAATACAGTTGGGCACATTCAAATATGAAGAGCGTTTTCCGGAGAGCAAGGCACTTAAAAAGTTTTCGCAACCTACAAAAAGTGTTCTAACTTTCGGTGAACTGTGCGACGCATATCACGCGGTTAAAGAAGTTGAGATTTCATCGGCAACCATGATGATAACGCGTTCGGTAAGCGCTCTTTTTACGAAAATAATTGGTGAGCATACTGCCATTGAAGACATACAACTTAATGACATGCTCCTCTATCGTAAACAGTTGCTTGAGGGGGCGTTTAAAGCCAGATCCGAAGGGCAACGTACAGTCAGAACTGTTAACGCCTTCATGGGGCAATTATGCAGAATGCTCAGCTTCGCTCACCAGAGCAACTATATACAGCATAAACCTTTTGAGAACATAAAAAGCCTGAAGACCTCAGAGCTTGATCCAGACCCATTGCTGAAAGAAGAATTCCAGGAGTTATCAAAGCACTGGCGCGGTCAGCATCTGAACCTCTGGACATTTGCAGTATATACGGGTTTACGCCATGGTGAATTGACAGGTTTAGCATGGGAGGATGTCGATCTCGTCAGTGGTGAGATACATGTTAAACGCACAATGACGCTAACTAAAAAATTTGGGCCACCCAAGACAAAGGCTGGGTTAAGAACGGTCAAACTGTTAAAACCGGCACTGGAGGCTTTAAAAAGGCAATTCGAGCTTACGGGACATAAAGAGCCTACCGAAATTGAATTTTACCACCGCGAGCGCGGAAAGGTTGAAAAGCAGAACCTGAGATTCTGTTTTGTACCTAATTATAATGAAGGGACAGTGAGCCGACATTATTCTCAGAGCACGATTAACCTTACATGGCCTGGGGCGGTACAAAAGTCTGGTATAAGGTATCGTTCTCCATATCACACAAGGCACACATATGCGTGCTGGATGCTCTCAGCTGGCGCGAACCCGTCTTTCATAGCCAGTCAGATGGGGCATAAAAACGCACGCATGGTTTATACCGTATATTCCAAATGGATCGTGCGTATGAACGATGACCAAATAGATATGTTGAACAGAAAGATTTAG